TTGGCCCTTATTGGAGGAAGGACATGGGGTCCTTGTCTCGTTGGGTAGGATGGCGAATCCCCATGCTAGAATACAATGCATGGGTGTGTCCTACTTACCACCCCTCCTACCTCCTGAGAATGAATGAAGATGATTTGCTGGAACTCATTATCAAAAACCAAGTGAGGGAAGCACTTACAATGGAAAGGGAGCCACGGGATTATCCTACACTGGAACAGCTGAAGTCCCAGATAGAAATCATCCAAGAGGAACACCCAGCTAAGAGCCGTTTACGGGATTTGTTACACAAGAAAGGACGGATGGCCTTTGACTATGAAACTACAGGCCTGAAGCCAGAACGTCAGGAACAACACATAGTCACATGTTCCTTCTGTTTTGAGGGGGAAGATACCTTTGCCATCAACATCACACCGGGGACACACCGGCTGTTGTCTAAGATACTCTTGTCGGGGAACCTGAAGAAGATAGCCAGCAACCTAAAGTTTGAGGAACGGTGGACCCGGGTAAAACTGGGCCACCCCGTAACTGGATGGATGTGGGACACCATGTTGACAGCCCATCTTTTGGATAACCGTCCGGAAATCACCTCAGTAAAGTTTCAGGCCTTTGTACGATTAGGGATTTCCGATTACAACAGTCACATAGAGGATTTTCTGTCCTCAAAATCGTCTAATGAAGTCAACAGAATTCACGAGATAGATAGGCGGGACCTGCTGATGTACAATGGGCTTGACTCATTGTTAGAGTTTCAGGTGTATGAGGTTCAGAAGAAGATAATGGATTGTGACTGATGAAAAAGTTTGAGTTTGGAAAAGTCCACTGCGTGGATTGCCTAAAGGCTATGAAAAGCCTTCCAGACAAGAGCATTGATGCCATAGTAACTGACCCCCCTTATGGGATAGGCACCGCCAGAATGAAAAAGATTGGATATACAGGATTCAACATTTATAAGAGAAAAAACTGGGATGACCATCCCCCAACAAAGGAGTATTTTACAGAGATGATACGGATTTCTAAACAACAAATCATATGGGGAGGAAATTACTTTCAGCTTCCTCCTTCCCGTGGTTGGTTGGTTTGGAACAAGGGTGCAGGGTTTAAAGGACGCACTTTCTCTGAAGCTGAGTTAGCTTGGACTTCTTTGAATACAAATGTAAAAGTATTTACCCATGACCCTCTGGCACACCATGACTACCGGGGGAAGTTACATCCCTGCCAGAAGCCCGTACAGTTGATGGAATGGTGTCTGGAGATGATAGAAGGGGATTTGGTCTTGGACCCCTTTGCCGGGTCCGGCTCTACCTGTGTAGCTTGTTTACGCATGAAGAAATCCTTTTTGGGGTTTGAGATTGACCCGGAGTATTGTGAAATAGCTAATGAACGCATCCTTGCCGCCCAGACAGGCAAAACCTACAAACAACTAAAAGCAGGACTGAAAACACTGTTTGAAATTACAGGAGAAGAATGACTGTGGAGATGTTACCTTACACTAAAGAAGCCTTTGAACTGCTTCATCAAGGTGCCATAACCTTAGCAGAAATAGAAGCCAATGGTATTCGGATTGATACAGAATATCTGAACAAGAGCATCAGGGGGATGAGACATCGTATCAGACATTTGTGCCGGGGTCTACAAAACTCAGAAGTGATGAAGATTTGGAAACAGGAATACAAAGACAGAACCAACATCAACTCACATGACCAGCTTGGCCATGTGCTGTTTGATATTATGAAGTATGAATGTCCTTCCAAAACGGACGGAGAGAAGTACAAAACAGATGAGAAAACCCTAAGCACTATAGACCATCCCTTTGTTCAGGAATATCTCAAAATCAAGAAGTACCAAAAGAGCCTCCAAACCAATCTCATGGGTATCAAGAAGGAAACTGTGGATGGCTTTCTTCATCCCTTTTTCAATCTTCACCTTGTACAAACCTTCCGTAGTTCCTCTGATTCACCTAACTTTCAGAACATCCCTGCCAGACAGGCCAAGATTAGCAAACTCATTCGCAAAGCCTTCATAGCCCGTCCGGAACACCGATTGGTTGAGGCTGACTACAGTGGCATAGAGATTAGGATAGCTACATGTTACCACCAAGACCCAACCATGATTGAATATCTGAATGACCCATCCAAAGACATGCACCGGGATATAGCAATGGAATGCTATATGCTACCCCTGTCCGAATTGACCCCCAGCAACAAGGATGACAAAGAAGAAGTGAAACGTGCTAAGGATATTCGCTACTGTGGGAAGAATGGGTTTGTGTTTCCACAATTTTATGGGGACTGGTACATTGACTGTGCCCGGAACCTCTGGGAAGCAATTGACACAATGAAACTTCACACCCGGAACGGCTTGAGTTTGCGGGAACATCTCCACAAGAAAGGGATAGCTGAACTTGGAGATTTGAACCCCAAGGAAAAACCCCGCCCCGGAACAATGGAACACCACATACAAAAGATTGAACACTCCTTCTGGAATGACAAGTTCCCAGTCTACAACAGGTGGCGCAAGAAGTGGCTGGAGGAATACCGGAAGAAAGGGTGGATGCTAACCAAGACCGGGTTCATTTGTCAGGGGATGATGAAGAGGAATGAAATCATCAACTATCCCGTTCAAGGTTCTGCCTTCCATTGCTTATTATTTGCTCTCATCCGGCTCAATAAAGAGTTGAAGAAGAACCACATGAAGTCCCTGATTGTGGGACAAATACACGATTCTATAATAGGGGATGTGGTGGATGAGGAGTTGAAAGACTATCTGGCTTTGTCCCACCATGTGATGGTGAATGAATTGAAGGATGAATGGGGCTGGATAAACGTTCCCATTGATATAGGCATTGAAATTACTCCTGTAAACGGAAACTGGTGGGAGAAGAAGGAAATGAAAATTGTATGAACAAACCAAAACCATACTATGACCGGGTTGAAGACACTGTTTGAGATAGAGGAGAAAACATGACAACAGAATTGTACAAGAAGCACCGGCCAAGAGCCTTAGATAAAATGATTGGTGCTGAAACTACCGTGGCGGCATTAGAGAATATGCTGGCAAAAGGTACACTTCCGCACACTCTCCTGTTCCATGGGCCCTCTGGCTGTGGTAAAACTACCTTAGCCCGGATACTCAAAGACCGGCTGGATTGCCATGACATGGACTTCAAGGAAATAAACTGCTCAGACTTCCGGGGGATTGACACCATCCGGGAAATATCTCACCTGATGCATTTGTCTCCAACAGGTGGAAAAGTCAGAATATGGTTGTTGGATGAAGTCCATCAGCTAAGTAAAGATGGACAGAATGCTGCACTGAAGATTTTGGAAGACACCCCATCCCATGTGTACTTCTTCTTGTGTACCACTGACCCTCAAAAGCTGATGAAGACAATTCTCACTCGGTGTTGTGAGATGCCCGTCCGGCTTCTGACCCATGATGAATTGGAAAATCTTGTGTCCAAAGTTTGTAAACGGGAGAATGTTCAAATCAGTGAAGACATAATGGAAGACATAGTGAGTGGAGCACAAGGCTCCGCACGCACGGCCTTGGTACTTCTGGACAAGATACTCAACCTCAAACCAGAGGAACAGGCAGAAGCTATCCAACAGAAGCTGGCAGAGGAGAATGACGCTATTGACCTTTGCCGGGCTTTGTTTGCCAAGAAGTCTTGGGAGCAAATAACAGCAATTCTCAAGAATCTCAAAGGGGACCCAGAACAGGTTAGATATGCTGTTTTGGGGTATGCCCGGTCTGTTTTACTGGGACACAAGGACCCGATGGCTTACAAAATCATCTGTGCTTTTGAGAACAATTTCTACGATTCCAAGAATGCCGGGTTGATTCGGGCTTGTTTTGAGGCTGTGTTCGCATAGGAAAAACCGATATATTAGCAGGAGGACGTTAGGTAATGAATAAGACTCAATTCCAAAAAGACCGGGAGATAGACCCCACCAGACTGGATATGGAATGCATTCAACAGCCAGAAAGGTTTTTTCACTATGCTGAAGAAGCTGTGGAAGCCCAGTTTGAGGCGGAGCAAGCCAAACTTCAAGTTGAGATAGTACAAGCCCATTTGGAATTGGAATGTCGCACGAACCCGGATGACTTTGGGTTGGTGAAGTCCACTGACAGTTCAGTCAAAGCCGCTGTGCTCTGTCACCCTAAATACAAGAAAGTCGTAGAGGATTACAACCAAGCAAGAAAGAAATCTCGGCTGTTGGAAGCCGCTGTGAACACTATGGAAACCAAAAGGAAGATGCTGGAGGAGATGGTAAAACTTCATGGCCAACAGTACTTCGCAGGTCCCAGTGTTCCTCATGACTTGATAGCTGACTACAAGGAACATCGGGAAACGATTTCTACCGATGTAAACTGTCTCCAGAAATCCCACACAAGGAAAAGGGGACCATCTCTATGATATGGTTCTGTTGGGGAATAGTCTCTGTTGGCATTGCTCTCCTGATAATCATTTGGCTGTATGTGGCGGCACGTGTCGTCACCAGAGGTATACTCAGAACAATCTGCGAAAGGAGAAGTAACAGTGAACAAAAGAAAAAGGATTAGCAAGGAGAAGGTGCGTGAGAACGCTGAGAAAGGAAGTCAGGGTGGTTCTGACTGGTTTCAGCTGAAGGAAGATGTAACCCGGTGGTCACCAGAGGATGCCGGGAAGTATGCCATTGACTTTGTTCCCTACGAAGTCAAATCCAAGAACCACCCGGATGATGTGGAACAAGGGTGCCTGTGGTACAAACTTCCATTTGGCGTTCACCACGGGGTTGGAGCCAACAACTTCTCTGTTGTATGCCCACAGAGTGCAGGGAAGCCCTGCCCCATCTGTGAGGAGAAAATCAGGCTGGCTAAGGAAGATGCTGAGGGAAACGAGGAGCAAATCAAACAACTCAGCATACAGAAGTTTGTCGCTTACAACATCCTCAACCCGGAAGATGCCAGCAAAACTTCCCTGTTCATCATGAGCCGGGGAAAGTTTGCTACCAAACTTGAGGAAGAACTCAAGGACC